CCTCACGGGGGCTTCGACTGCAACTATGAATAGTCGCGTACTCTCCGCTGGTTGCAATTATTGCAAACATTTAATCGGAGCAGCTTTATGACCAAAAAAGATGAATATTCGTCTACCACCGGGCAATTTGAGGTTAGACCTCCCCGTCGGTCGGCGCAATCGCAATTTGTCAATATACCAACTCTTTATCGAGAGCGACATACTGACAGTAGCAATTCATTACGTGACCCTTTTGGCCGCTTAATACCTCGGCCTAATCCTATGAAACATTCCCTGCAAGTTTATAATAACTACGTAGGTAATTTTTCTTACGGTTACCACTCTGAAGTGGACCCCGATATCGGACTTGGTACCTACCCGATTGAACCTTGGCTCTTTCGCGATGTTACTACGTACGATATGGATAATATTCATAGTTCCCACATGGAGGAGGCAGACTGGAAGGCTCTTGTTCGTTACAATGATGCCGTGAGGGATCAGAGTATGGAACTTCTTAACAGTCTTATCGACGGTCAGAAGACTATCGATATGGTTAAAAACACCGCCTTGAAATTGGTTAAAATCTATCAGCGGTGTAAAAAACCTGCTGGTTCATATAGATTTAAATCAAAACCAGTGTATGCGGGTGACGTATGGCTCGAGGGCATATACGGTTGGCTCCCGCTCATTCTTGATGTTCACGCAATGCTTTCTCTTTCTGCGAAAGAGCCACCCAAGGTGAAGGTTCATGGTACCGGCAACGTCTGGCCAGATCCTGCACACGCAGAACGTGTATTTCCGTTTCCTCCTTCACAGGAGTCATTCGAATTACGTTCGTCTACGACTGTAACAAGTCGTTACAAGTGCAAAATTGTTAGCTTGATTCGCATATCGGATCCGGCGCAAGCATTCGCAAGCCAGATGGGACTAACAGATCCTGCTAGTATCGTCTGGGAAGCGTTACCCTATAGCTTCGTTGTAGACTGGTTTCTACCAGTTCAATCTTGGCTACAGATGCAGTCAGCTCCGAAAGGGGTTGAACTCATGGATGTTAATACCACCCGTACGCTTTTGACATCAAAGATGGTGACAGTGAATGGAGCTGTTAAGAAACACGTCGATCCAAAACCTGGATATACGTGTGCCGGGAATTCCCAGCATACAGCTCGTATAATTCAAAAAGAGCGGAAATTAGGTGCTCCGGTGTTTAATCACCCACCTTTTAAATCCCCTCTTTCTGTTACACATGCACTCTCCGCCCTTTCTCTATTATCTCAGGTATTTAGAGACAACCCGCGCGTTCGATAACGCGTTTCTATCAACAATTTATCTGGACAATTAGATGGAAAACATCATCTTGGCCGATGGCCAAACTTCACCTGCGAACCATACCTTTGACAAGCAATTTGCCCAAGCTGGTTCTCAGTCGCCTGCCTCTTGGTTAGAGAAATCCAGCGGCGTTTATGCCGGCTATATTTCACTAACTCAATTGGTTAAGCGCTCACCGAATAAAGCTAACAAAGTTACTGCTCGTCTGCGCTTCCCTCGTCTGTCAACTGACGGGGCGTCTACCCTGATTCATACCGCCACCATGGCTATTGACTTTACCATTCCTGATACAATGAGTATGCAGGATCGTAAGGACTTCTTGGCATATGCTAAGAACTACTTAGGTACAGCGATTGCTACGGCTGCTATTGTTGATGGCCAACCGGCCGTCTAACCATAACAAGGTGGTATGTGTATGGGTAACCAAGTTCCCGTGTCCAATAACACATTGGACAGCGCCAAATTTCAAAAATTTGTCGCTAAGTTGACTCGACGCTTCATGAAGGATCTCGATAGTCCAAAAGCTCACCAAGTTCTTAAACTGTTCGAAGAGAATAGTTTTTCTGAACTTGTAAATCTTAAGGTCAATCCTGATACCTATGATAGTGCTGATACTTTTATGCGTGATTATGCAGCAGTATCTTTTCTCAGTAAGGCAGAATTCCTGCCTACTGGTATAGATACACGTGCTGTCGCGCTTAAAAAGTTTTCAGAGGCTGAAGATGATTGTTATATCACTAACAAGCAACTTCACTTTCGCATTTCTCAGGAGAACCTGAGCGTTCAGTTGATACTTAAATCAGCTCGGCGGAAAGTAGATGCGATCTTAGGTGATGTTCCCTCTGTTGCTGAATACAATTATAACTTCGGTCCTGGGGCAACAAGTGCCGTCAGCGGTAGTTCTGTTTGCTTAGCTAATAAACTACAGTCGACCTTTGTCATTCCTCGAAAAGCAATCGGTCTATTCTCAACCATGGTTGAGAATAATCATCATGCTATTTCTGCTTCGCAGAATGAGCGTGGTGCACTGACTGTTGCTACAGCCCTCAAGTTTACGGTTCAAGAACATAACTCGCTCACTTTCGTTCCTAAGAACGCGAAGACTGATCGAGCCATTTGTATTGAGCCTCATTCCTTAGTTCCTTTACAAAAAGGCACTGGCGATCATATCCGTTTGCGCTTAAAGCTCAGCGGACTTGATTTAAACAGAGCACCTGATATCAATCAGGCTCTCGCTCGCCAAGGAAGTATTGATGGTAGTTACGCCACCATCGACTTGAGTTCAGCTAGCGATACTATTTCATATAGTACAGTTGCCTACCTAGTTCCACCAAAATGGCTGGAATTTCTCGACGCACAACGTTGCGAGTTCACAAGAACTCCTCAATTACTTGAGCGCGGGTTTGAACACGCAGGTAAATTTTATATCCATAATGAGAAATTCTCAAGTATGGGTAATGGATTTACCTTCGAGCTAGAATCGCTAATATTCTTAGCATTAGCTCGTGCGTGTCTTGAGGCAATAGATGATAAAGGGTTCTGCTCTGTTTTTGGTGACGATATCGTCATTTCGAAGCAGGCTGCAGAACTTTTAATCTATATCCTCAATTTATTAGGGTTTACAGTTAACCCGGACAAGACCTTTTTAGATGGTCCTTTCCGTGAAAGTTGTGGTCATGATTATTTTCAAGGCCACAACGTACGACCCTATTTCTTCAAAAAGGTATGTAATTATGAATCAGATAAGTTTGGTGTGGCTAACGGCATTCGCGCTTTTAGTGTGCGCAGTGCTGGCTGGCCTTACAATTTATCAGACTCTCGCTACCGCCGCTCTTGGCTGCTCGTCGTGAGCAGTCTTCCAGATCACCTCCGCTTGTTTGGACCGAGTTACCTCGGCAACCAAGTAATTGCCTCACCTCGACGCGAATGCGTTGCTGGTATGAGCAAAAGTTTTGGAAGTGGTTATGGAACTATAAGAACGGTGAATCCTGTATTTAAACAATTGAAACTCTCTAAGTTTCGCGCAAATACAGTGATTGCGGCTGCCTTAAAGGGTGTACGTCCCTTATTCTCATTACGAGGTGAGCCGATCGGACATCTTTTTGGGCGAGTCACCAGCTCTTGTTGGAGCTGGGATGACACCATGTGGTCATAATGATCGCATGGAATTGACCCCTTTGGGGTCCCACCCTTAAAAAGGTGGGGAGTCGGGTT